AATGGTAATAAAAAATTAAATAAAGAAGAAGTAAAAGATTTAAAAAGAAAAAGAAATTCTGATCTTGTTTGGTTAGATGATACTTGGATATACAGAGAATTACATCCATATGTACATGAAGCAAACAAAAATGCAGGTTGGAACTTTGATTGGGATAGATCGGAGTCTTGTCAATTTACAAAATATAAATTAAATCAATACTATGATTGGCACTGTGATGGTTGGGATAAACCTTATGACAAACCTAATTCACCAGATCATGGGAAAGTTAGAAAATTATCTATGACTTGTCAGTTGACAGATGGTTCAGAATATAACGGAGGGGAGTTAGAATTTGATTTTAGAAACTACGATCCTCATATGCGAGATGAATCAAGACACAGAGTACAATGTAAAGAAATATTACCTAAAGGTTCTATTATTATATTTCCTTCATTTGTATGGCACAGGGTTAAACCCGTAACTTCAGGAACTAGATACTCTCTTGTTGTATGGCACTTAGGACATCCATTTAAATGAATTTTATACATAAAATACCTAAAGCTTATTCTAAAACTTCATGTAAAAAACTTATAGATTTATTTGAAAAAAATATAGACAAAGCTAGACCAGGATTGGCAGGCAGTCAAGAACTTGATGATCTTGAAATAACTTTAGAAATTAGAAACAGTAAAGATTTTTTTAACCTTGGAAAAACCTTGTTTGACTCTATAGAAAATTTTAAAAAAGCATATCCTTTAATTGATACACGTATACGAAAATGGGCATTAAATAGATCTATTCAACTTATGAAATATGAACCTAATAATTACTATAAAAAAATTCATTGTGAAAACGACGGTGATGAAAAATATTTAAATAGAGTTTTTGCTTTTATGATATTTTTAAATAACATAAAACGTGGAGGAGGCACAAAGTTTTTATTTCAAAATTATATTGCTAAACCTAAAGCTGGTGATTTTTATATTTGGCCAGCAGGATGGACACACCTACATCAAGGGATTAATGCGCCAAAAGAAAAAAAATATATTATAACAGGATGGGTAACTTATTTAAAATGATATATATAAATAATTATTTTTGGACACCAATCTGGTCAGAGCACAGACCAGAGTTTTTAAAAACTTTAAATAAAGCTAGTAATAAATATATTGTCGAAGCTCGTAAAAAAGAAAAAGAATATATAAAAGAGTATGGTGATTTTGGAAGAAGTTATCATTCAACACCATTAACATTAGACAATGATTTTTTAGATTTTAGAAATTACATAGGTCAAAAATCTTGGGAATTTTTAGATCACATGGGATATGACATGTCACAATATCAAACTATGTTTTCTGAATTATGGGTTCAAGAATTTGCTAAAAAAGGTGGAGGACATCATTCAGCACACGTGCATTGGAATCAACATGTATCAGGTTTTTATTTTTTAAAATGCAGTGATAAAACTTCTTATCCAATATTTCATGAACCAAGGACTGGTGCAAGATGTACCAAACTAAGAATGAAATCAAACAACAAAGAAGACATTTTAGCTGGAACAGAATTAGTGCATATGAGACCTAAACCAGGGACATTAATTATATTTCCAGGGTACATGGAACATGAATACGCAGTAGATCATGGAAAGGAACCATTTAGATTTATACATTGGAACATACAAGCTGTGCCGAAAGAAATGGCTAAAGATGTTTAAAAAAAATAAATACATAATTATTCGTAAAGCAATATCAAAAGATCTAGCAACTTTTGTTGCAAATTATTTTGTTATGAAAAAACAAGTATATGATACTTGTAGGCAAACAAGATACATATCACCATTTGAAAATTTACTTGGATACTATGAAGGTAAGGACGAGCAAATGCCTAATACTTATTCAAGTTATTCTGACATTGCCATGGAAACTTTAATGTTAAAATGTCAACCAATAATGGAAAAAACTACAAAATTAAAATTATATCCTGCATACACTTATGCTAGAATTTATAAAAAAGGCGATATTCTTAAAAGACATAAAGATAGATTTAGTTGTGAAATATCAACTACTATGAATTTAGGTGGTGATGATTGGCCGATATATTTAGAGCCCTCTGGTAAAGAAGGTATGAAAGGCATTAAAGTTGATCTTAAACCAGGAGATATGTTAGTTTATAGAGGGTGTGAATTAGAACATTGGAGAGAAAAATTTAAAGGTAAAGAATGTATACAAGTTTTTCTACACTATAATAATCGTAAAACCAAAGGTGCAAAGGATAATATGTTTGACAAACGTCTACATTTAGGACTTCCATCTTGGTTTAAAAGATAATATAGTTATAATGAGGGCGGTGAACCACCACATACCAATTTACCGCCTTCTTTATAAAAATATAGGACTACCAAAAATTAAAAAAACTTATATAAAGGGTTTATGTTACAAAAATTAAGATTTCAACCAGGTTTTAATAAACAAGTCACGGCAACTGGTGGCGAGGGTCAATGGGTTAGTGGTGATTATGTTCGTTTTAGATACGGTTCACCTGAAAAAGTAGGTGGCTGGGCTCAATTAGGGGATACTACTCTTACTGGAAGAAACACAGCACTACATCATTTCGTTAATGCAAGTGGTATTAAGTATGCTGCATTAGGTACAAACAGAATGTTGTATGTATATTCAGGGGGAGCATTTTATGACATTACTCCTATTAAAGCTACAACAACTTTAACTAACGCTTTTACTACAACACAAAGCGATGCAACAGTTACATTAACTTTCTCATCTGCTCACAATATTAAAAAATACGACATTATTTATTTAGATAATTTTACTACAATAACTGATTCTAATTTTTCTGATGATGATTTTGATGATAAAACTTTTATGGTAACATCAGTTCCAACTTCTACAACAATTACTATTGAAATGTCATCTGCTGAATCTGGATCAGGAGCTAGTACTTCTGGCGGCATAAGAGTACAACACTATTATTCAATTGGACCTGCGGTTGAGGCATCAGCTGCTGGTTGGGGGCTAGGTTTATGGGGTGGTACTGTAGCTGGAGAAGTTTTTGACACTCTAGATGGAGCATTAACTTCAGGATCATCAAGTATTGTTGTTGATGATTCTTCAGGTTTCCCTGCTTCAGGAACAGTTTTAATAGATGATGAGCGTATTGCTTATACAACAAATACTACAGGAACAGGAACTTTATCAGGATTAACAAGAGGATCAGATAACACTACAGCTGCGTCACACTCTGATGGAGCAACAGTAACTGATGCTTCTGAATATACTAAATGGGGTGCATCGCAAACAGGTGATATTATTACAGCTCCAGGTTTATGGTCCTTGGACAATTATGGAAATAAATTGATTGCAACTATCGTGGATGGTGCAACTTTCGAATGGGATTCAAACGCAACAGGTGCTACTTCTACAAGAGCAACCATTATTGCTAATTGTCCTACTGCATCAACACAAACATTAGTATCTACTCCTGATAGACACTTAATTTGTTTTGGAACAGAAACTACAATTGGTACAACTAGTACACAAGACGATATGTATATTAGATGGTCAGATCAAGAATCAATTGATGCAACAACTTCTTGGACTCCTTCCGCAACCAATACTGCTGGTACACAAAGACTGGCCGATGGAACACGGATCGTGGGAGCGATAAGAGGTCGAGACGCTATTTATGTTTGGACTGATACATCTTTATTTATTATGAGATTTGTTGGTGCACCTTTTACTTTTTCATTCCAACAAGTTGGAACGAACTGTGGATTGATTGGAAAGAATGCAGCTGTTGAGGTTGATGGTTCTGCTTATTGGATGTCAGAAAATGGTTTTTTTAGATATACTGGTAAACTAGAATCTTTAGCATGTTTAGTTGAGGACTATGTTTACGATGATATTAACACAGTTCCTAAAAATCATATTTATGCAGGGCTAAATAACCTATTTGGTGAAGTAACTTGGTTTTATCCTGGTAGTGGTGCTGCATCTAATAATAGATCAGTAACATATAACTTTATGGATTCAACACCAGAGCGTCCAGTATGGACTACAAGCTCATTAGCTAGATCTACTTGGTTTGACTCTTCTATATTTGGAAAACCACATGGTACTGAATACGATTCAAGTGCTACAAGTGATGCAACCGTTGGTAATACGGATGGTGTGACTATTTACTTTGAACATGAAACAGGACAAGATCAAATTAAAGCAGGAACAAGAAGTGCTATTACAGCAAACATTCAATCAGGAGATTTTGATTTATCTTTAACACAGGGTGGTGGACCAGATTTAAGAGGTGATGGTGATTATATGATGAAAATTAGAAGAGTGCTTCCAGACTTTTTAACTCAAACTGGTAATGCAAGAGTTACATTAAACTTAAAAAATTATCCAACAGATTCAGAAGCAAGTTCTTCATTAGGTCCCTTTACATCTACAACAAGTACAACTAAAATAGACACACGTGCAAGAGCAAGAGCGATAGCTTTAAAGATAGATAACACAGGACAAAAACAACATTGGAAACTTGGTACGTTTAGATTAGATATACAAGCGGACGGGAGAAGGTAATGGGCATAGAAATTAAAGGAAAAAGTCGTAGACTATTAACTCCAGAAGAGGTTTTACAAAAGTTAAAAGATACTGATCCAGATAAAGAACTTAGAAAAAAAGGTAAATTACCACCTTTAAAAATATATAACAAAAAGAATAAAAAAAATGGCTAGAATTGTACAATCATTAACACAACCTTTAGAAAAATACGATCAACAAATACAACAATCGTTTGTTAGAGATGTTGATAGTATCGTGCAAAAATTAAACACATCCTTTCAACAGGATTTAAAAGAGGAGGCGGAAGCAGAAGCTTTCTTTTTTGGATAATGGCTAATACATTTGTAAACAAAAAGAAGGATTTGACTAGTAATAGTGCTACTACATTATACACTGTGCCTAGTGCGACAACAGCTGTTATAAAATCAATACTAGTATCTGAAGACTCAGGTAATGCTGATACTATAACAGTTACACTAACTGATACAGATGACGCTGTTTTTAGTCTTTTTAAGACTAATTC